ACGCCTCAAGCAGGTATCAGGCGGGCTACAGCGATCATCTGGAGTTTTTGGATTCACAGCGAAACCTGCTTAGCGCGCAGCTAAATAAAGTGCAGGCAGATCTTGATGTGCTAAGCGCGACAGTAAACGCCTACAAGGCGCTTGGCGGCGGCTTTAGCATAGAAGATAGCGAAATAAAGGCGCTTCTAGGCGCGGAGAAGGACGTGCAGCCCGATATGTCCGCGTTCCCGAAAGATAGAATTTTTAATTAGCTTTAAATTTACGAGTAGCGCGAAATTTTAAAATAGCCGTAAATTTAAAGCGCAGCTCGGCTTTTATGGCGCAAGCGGATGTATGAAAGAAAAATCTGCTTGCGCTTTTTAAATTTAGCCCCGCGGCGGGCGGCAAATTCCAATTTCAAAGATAATCTAAATTTTAAAATGGCCGCAGCAAGGTAAAATCGTCGCTCGGCTAGGAAGCGCAAAGCGGCTTGGCTTAGTGGCGCGACAGAATTTTTAAGCGGCACGGCGAAATTACAAGCAGCGCGATAAAATTCTAAGCGCCGCGTTTTAAATTTAAAGGCGAGGCGGATTGCGAGCCGAAACGGAATTTGGCAAAATTTTAGATTTTCGCTATAATCGCGACTTTTATTTAGATGGGTGTCCGAGCGGTTGAAGGAGCACGCCTGGAACGCGTGTAAAGTGCAAGCTTTCGAGGGTTCGAATCCCTTCCCATCTGCCATTACTTCAAGAAACACGCAGAAAAGACCTGCAAGTTACGACAAGAAAATCTCGATTTTTATGATATTTTAAAGCGTTTTTTCATAAACTTACGGCAATAAAAAGCAGTTAAAAGAAACTAACAGCGGCGATTTTTTTGCTGACTATTTGGCTGACTATCCAAGAAAATAGCTAAAATTTACCGCTGCTAGTCAGCTAAAAGGATATACAATGCCTAAGCTATCGGCACAGCTCACGATAACCCAAGTTAAAAATTTAAAGCCCAAAGACAAGCCGTATTTTGTAAGCGATAGCGACAACCTATTATTAAAAATAATGCCTAACGGCGGTAAATTCTTTATCTACGAATTCCGCAATAAACTAACGAATAAACGCCAAAGAATTACGATCGGCAAGCTGGGCGATATAAGCCTAGCCGAAGCTAGAGAAAAGCGAAACGAGCTTAAAAAGCAGCTATTAGACGGCGTGGATATTTCAAAAGACGAAAGCAGGACTACCCTGCGCGCGATATACACCGAGTGGATAAAAACAAAGAGTAAAATTAACGAAAAGCATCTGTTTTGGATAAAAAGGAGATTTGAGGTGTTGCTGCTACCGAAACTAGGCGACGCGGATATTAAAGATATAAGCAGAAAAGACGTGATAAATGCGCTCGCGCCTCTTTTGGAGGAGGAAAAACAAGAAACCGCCAAAAGGGTCTTAGGAGCGCTAAACGGCTTTTATAAATTTGCCTTGCTCCACGAATACGTAGAGCACAACATCATCGCCGATATTGACAAAACCGCGCTGATCGGCAAGCGGCAGATTAGACATTTTGCGTATTTTAAAGATGAGGCGGAGATAAAGAATTTAATAAAAGCGATAAGGGGGTATTTCGGGGACGAAAGGATAAAGGTATGCGCGCTTTTTATGCTTTATACGGCAGTGCGCGGAGAAAATGCGCGCTTTGCTACGTGGGACGAGATAGATTTTAAAAATAGCCTCTGGCGCATACCCGCTAGCAAAATGAAAAACGGCAAAGCCCACGAGGTATTTTTAAGCGCAAGCGTCCGAAAACTGCTCTCGGATTATCGCGCGAGCTCGCCGCTGCAAAGCGATCTTATTTTTCCGTCGATTAAATCAAACATTCGCCCGATCAGCGACAATACCGTCCGCTCGATGCTGCGAAATTTAGGTTTTAGTAACGAGATGATTACGCCGCACGGCTTCCGCGCAACATTTAGCACAATAGCTCACGAAAGACAAGACGAGCACGGGCAGAGCAGCGACGTTATAGAGCTTTGCCTCGCGCACGTTGAAAAAAATAAGGTGAAAGACGCCTATAATCACGCCAAGAATTTAAAACAGCGCGCGGCGTTAATGCAGTGGTGGAGCGACTTTTTGGACGGCTTGTCCTGATTTGTAAGCGCGGATAGACTTAAGCGAGTAGTAGATTACCCGCGAATTGACCTTATTTGCCACGATAATGCCCTGCCTTACTTTATCGTAAAGCGAGCGCGCGGAAATGCCAAGCTCTTTAAGCGCCTCGGCTTTAGTTATAAATTTATCCATTTCTCGATCCTTTTTAAAATTTCTTTTAGTTGTTTCAAATTTAGCTCGAATAGCTTTTTATGGATTTTCTCCACGAGCGCGCCTTTTTCATTATGCTTCTGCGCGAAATTGTCAATTTTCTGCAGCATCTCGCGCTCTTTTTCTCGATCGGGACTACTCATTTTATATCCTTCATTTTTTGTATTATCATATCCATTTTATTGACATCGAACCGACAATATACTATCAGCACAAAAACAATTATGCTGATGATAAACATAATGTATGGTGTAAATATACCACCCGCCAAAGACAGCGGCTTTATCTTGCTTTTTATTTGTAGTTCGTAGGGGGATAGGGAGTATAATGCAAGAGCATACATCGTAAACGCGTAGCAATTCAGCGTTACGCCCCAAAATATGAAATTTAGCATTCTATTCTCCTTTAAAACCGCTAAAGAATTTTAAGACATCGTCTGCTATATACCAGCACCAAATCGATACGCCGATGATAAGAAGCGCGGTTAATACGCCATAGATCGGCATTATGATGTTATAGTTTTTTTCAGGCAATACATAGTCTCTTAGGGCGGTGTTCCATTCTGAAAAATGAACCTTGATGAGCGACCATACGATAACCCAAATAGAAAGTATCGGTGTCATAAGAATACCCCACGCCTTGATATAAGTCAGTATAAACATTTCAATCTCCTATTTTTTCCGGCAATCTAAATCCGAGCGCGTAAAGAGGGGCGGCCGTTTCTCTTTCATTGGGCCCGAGCACTTCTTTACCAAGGTCGCTTTTTGTGTATCTAGCGTCTGTCATTTCCCACTCGCCAGATACGTCTTGATACTCCCAATACCAAAGGACGTCATCGGCTTTGACGCAAAATAGATCTATTCTTTCTAGTGGACCGAATATTTCTCCTCCGCCTTTGCATAAATTTTGTATCCCATACTCTTTTGTCGTCATTGAAGAAATGCGGCAAATATCTCGAGAAGCAAGCGGCAAACCCTCATCTGCTAGACGGACGAGCACATCGCCAACTTTAAATTTAGTCTTTTTGGGCTTGACGCGGTATTTAAATTTCACCCAATTCCAAAGCGGCGATGCCATAGGTTCCCATCTATCATCTTCGCAACATGCGAGGCAAAACTCTATCTCCTCTCCTCTCTCGTAAGCTTGCATAACCTCGATCATTTCTTTTGTCGTCATTTTGTATCCTTTAAAATTTCTGGGTTCTCGTAGATATTGCCGATGGCTTCAATATCCGTTAAATCATCAAAATCATATTCATAACCCTCATCCTCTACGTCAAGCGCCTTAAATGCTAAATTTTCAAATACTATTTTAGCCGTCCAAGTTTCTCCGCTCTCGTTTTCTAAAAATTCAATAATATCCCCCTCATAAATTTCGCGCCCGTTTTTATCTTCCACCCCTGTATATTGCATTACTTCAAAAGGCTCTGGACTATTATTAAGGTTAAGATAGACATAATCATCTTTCTCCATATCTTCCTCGTATAGCCCTGTTTTTTGAGCATTAGTAAATCCTATTCCAAACCTATTTGGACCCAAAAAAATTAAAGAGTCCAGATCGACCATCATTTTTCGTTTGAATAGCCACGCTCTAAATTTAATCTCTCTCATCGCCCTCTCCTGTGTATAATTCCCTTATGCTTTTCTTTGCTTTTTCGACCTTTTCGGTTTGCCCTTTTTCGTGATAGAAGCGAAAGGTAATGTTGTCTAAAAACAAAAAATCGTATGTGATCATCTTGGAGCATTTAAATTTTCCGTTTGTTGAGAAAGAAAACACCATAGTTTCAAAAGAGTTTTCTTGTGTAAGGCGGAAAGGGAAGTCATCCTGTATCTGCTCTCCAGCAATTTTAAAAAACGCCTTTTGCGCTTGTTTTTTCTTATCCTTGATTTCTACAAGCTTTCTTTGAAGCTCTTGCAACTCTGTTTTATAGCTCATTGATTTCTCTCCTTAAAAAATACCAACCAATGCGTTTCTGTCGCCGTCTTTTGCCCTAATAGCGGAGCTACGGAAAAACACTTTAGTACCTCGCTTAGCTTGATTTGATTTTCGTTCCATTTGAAAATTAACGTTCCGCCCGGCTTTAAAACTCGCATACACTCATCAAAACCCCTTGCCAAATCCTCGCGCCAGCTCTCGTCAAGCTTGCCATATTTTTTTGCCATCCAAGAGTTTTGTCCGAGCCTAAAAAGGTGCGGCGGATCAAACACTACGAGATAAAAGCTCTCATCCCTAAATGGCAAATTTCTAAAGTCTGCTACGGTGTTTGGGTTTACCTCAAAATTTCGTCCGTCGCAAAGCGTATGGCTTTCTTTGCGGATGTCGCAAAAATGCACGCTTTCATTTTGCTTATCGAAATAAAACATCTTGCCGCCGCAGCAAACATCAAGTACTGGTTTCATCCTACATCCTCACAAGCAAAACCGCCATAATGAGAGAGAAATAGAGTGCCAAGCAAAGCGCGATTAAAACAATTTGCTTAAATTTCATCTTTTTTCTCCTTTCGTTTCTTTGCTTCGCTCATAGCCTCCAGCTCACGAGCCAGAAACTCCGCGCGCGCTTCCGCGTTCATTGCCAAAAGCGCCTCTAGGTTCTCGCACATCTTCTCTACTGTCTTTCCGCCGCGATGCCACTTAAAGCGCAAAAAGCGCTGAAGCACATTTAAGTGTGGCGAGCCCGTGCCTTTGTGCGCTATCCACGCAAGCTCATAATCGCTTGCGACCAATTCGATCGCCTCATAATAAAGCCGCTCTATTCGCTCTTTCAGCGCAGGCGTGATCGGGTCTTTAAAGGCTAGATAATAGTGCTCCGTCTCTATCTGTAGCACTCCGCCTACTTTACGAAAGCGATCCGCACGCCCAATCTTTCGGTCCTTGCTTGCCTGCACGTCTATCACGTAGAGCTTTTTACCCTCGCGCCTTGCAAATTCTCTAGCGTTCATCCACATAGGGCTCTCTTTGCGCGAAATCTATCGCATCGTCTATCTCTCTGTCATACGCCGCATCCGCTCCGTAATCCTCCCACCATTGTGCCTCTGCTGCAGCACGCCATTCATCGAAGTCGCCGTGTTCGTTTAGCCATTCTGCGTCACCCATCGCCCTCTCCTTAAAACGGGATCGTGTCGTTGCCGTCATCGTATTTATCGGCGGCAGGCTTTCCCGCCCTGCTTTGCGTTGCGCCGCTTTGAGCGCAGTTTTGCGTGCTGCCGCTTTGGTTGCTCTGCCCGCCTTGATTGCTGCCTAGCATCTCTAGGCTCTCTACCTCCACTACGTGCTTGCTGCGGTTTTGTCCGCTTTGATCCTGCCACTGCTCCAGCTTGAGCCGCCCTTCGACGGCGAGCTTTGAGCCTTTTCTTAAGTATTGATTAACAACCTCCGCCGTGCGACCGAAAAACTTCAGGTCTATAAAGCAGGTCTCCTCCATAGTTTCCCCTTGCGCGTTCTTAAATTTCCTCGTTACGGCGATACCCGAGTTTCCGACGCAATAGCCGCTCTGCGTGTATCTTAGCTCGATATCGCGCGTTAAATTTCCGATTAAGATAACCTTATTCATTTTTTAGCTCCTTGCTATTGTTTAAAAAATTTATTAATAGGGCACTCCATTCCCCAACTTCTAATTTCGGCGTATATAGTTCGTAATCAAATTGTTCTTTTAATGATCTCATCACTCTTGGGTGTCTTAAATATTTGAGTATTTCGTCCTCTACTTGCCCAACGCGTGCCCGTCCAACCCCAAAAATATCGCCTATTGCCTCTAGTGTTTGTCTTTTTCCGTTGAGCCCAAACCTTAGCGATAGCACCTTATCCCATTGCAAAATGAGCTGGCTGTTTCTTTTGGCAAAAGAATCGTTTAAAATTCTTGTCTCGATACCTTTTTCTATTGAAAAATAAAAGTCCTTTCGCCGCCTAGCAACTTCAAGCAATCGATTTTTTATAACCTCAAATGCATACTCGTTTAAGTGGCTATCATCCGTCATTTTTTGCGTTTGTAATTCCTCTTTCGCATAATATAAAACACAATCCACGGGCAACTTAAATTTTTCAGCCGCTTCTTTAATGGATATTTCCATTTCTTAACTCCTCTTTAAATTCTCGTAAATATTCGGGCTCTATGCCGTTTTCGGCGCAAAGCGTCTCGATATAGGCTAAATGCCCTAGCATATCCGCCGTGCTTAGTTGTGTGTAGCTTAGCGGTGTGCCGTCTTTTTCCCTTGGATAGTCGAAATCCAGCACCTTTAAAAGCTGTTTTAGCGTATCGGCGCTAAGATAAAACGGGCGAATGGCTATGCGATGCTCTCTGATACATAAATATCTAAGGGCTCGCATCTGCGCCAATACTACGCCGTGCATAAAGCGGTTAAACTGCCCGCTAATTTGCAACTCGCACGCTCCAGCGTTCGCACCCCGCTTTTAAAAACTCATCGGGGATTACGGCGCCGCTTTGCTCGCAATATGCCTTATAGTCGTAGCTAGGCTTAATTTCTAATTTGCAGATAGTTAGCCCGTAAGCCTTTACCTCCACGCCGCCCGCTTTTTTAATGGCGCGCTTTTTGAGCTCGTCGAGCCTATCGTCAAGCTCTTTTTTCTGCGCGCTAAGGGTTGAGATTTCATCGCTTAAGCTTAACCATTCCTCGTCGGGGGCTGCTTTAGCGTAAGTCGCTTCAAACTCGTTCCACGCCTTAATAAGCTTTTTAATCGCCTTTTCGTCGCGCTCTACAACAAAGTGGCGGATTTGCAGATCGAAATCGTCATCTATCTTGCCGACCGCAAAAATGCACTTAGAGAGATCACAAACGAAAAGCTGGTGTTGGATCTGCCAAAAATACTTTTCGCTAGGTTTGCCGGTGCGCTCCAAAACCTCATACTCGTTCGCGCTAAATTTAATCTCTAAAATTTCGCCGCCTATAATGTCTAGCCCGTCAAAGCTCGCGCTAAATCTTGGATCGTCGTCGCTAAGCCCTACGACGGGCTGAAAATCCGCGCTTAAAAGCATGTTGATATACTCGCGGATTTTGGGCTCATACTCTTTGCCGAGCCTCATTGCCTCGCTCTGAAAAATCTCTTTGCCGCCGTATTTGATCTCGGCTAATTTGTAGGGCTTGTTAAAACCGCAGCCCATAACGTCGCCTGCCTCGGAGGCGTTAAATTTGTCTTTTCTATATTCCAGCCACTCGGGGCTTCCTTGTTGTAAATTTATGAATTTCATTACGCACCCTTTCTCATTTCTTGCGCCTTTGCGAGCTTCTGCAAAAGCTGCGCGCGCACTTTCTCAAACGGCACAAACGCTATGTCGCTTGTCTTATACGCCGCGGCTACCTTTTGTGGATCGGTGCCGCTCGCCTCGCAAAGCTGCAACAAATCTGCCACCTGTTCCGCACTCATCGGCGCGGGGCAATCGCCTTTTTTATCGCGGGCGTCCTCGTGAGTATTCGTAGCGTCGGCATCCTTGGCGTCATCTATTGCAAATAGCCCGTTTAGCGCATATTTTCTAGCGTAGCTTGAAGCCGCGCCCGTGATTTGGCTCTCGTCGCTGCCTTTTTTACTTGCGGGCTCTCTAGCGTATGCGTTTACGCTTACCTCGCCGTCTTTGCCTTTTAGCGTGGCAGTCGCTTTTACGTAGATGCGGTCGGCTACGGCTATGATTTCATCGCCGATCGTTAAAACCGCCTCATATTTTTGCAGTAGCGGCTTTACCGCCTCTAAGATATCCTCGCAACTACGATACGCATAACCGCCAAATTTATTCATCTGCGTTTTGGGAGCCTTTAGCTCGCACTGGATTTTGTTTAGAATCTCTAACATTCCTCGTCCTTTATTAAATTTCTTATCTTTTCTATTTTCGCATCCGGCAGCATTAGTATCGCGTCTGCGATGCCGTCGGCGATAAAGCCATCCATAATCTCGGCAAGATCACTAACGCTTAGTTCGTTTATTACCTCGCTTAAGCCGACCTCCGCCATAACTCTTAGCTTTGTTTCATTGCGCATCGCGTATCCTTTTTATAGCTCCTAACAAACGCGATAAAATCGCCGATCGTCGTGTATCTATCCACTCTCATCAATGAGAGGTAAAATTTAAAATCTTTTAGGCTCATTTTCTATCCTTTCAATATCCCAAATCTAAGATTTGAGATCGTAAATTTCGTATGCTTTCTAAATAGCCTTTTCAGAAGCCGTAGCATCGTTATTCTCCTTTTTCTGTTCCGCTATTCTTGCTAGTAGTGCGAGGTCTATTAGCAGATCGCTTAGACCAGTGCCGCTCATCTGCGAAACTTCGCATAGATGCTCCGCTACGGAGTACAGATACTGCGAAATGCTATCCGCAAACTCTGCCGCAGCGGTTTCAAGCTCTTGATTTTCCATTGTTTTCTCCTTAAAAAATATCCATAAAAGAGCCCCCAAGACAAAATTTCATTTGTGCGTGGATCCCGCCTAAGGAGCAAGGTGAGTGGAGGCTCATTTATGGATATGGCGGCGGACGGCAGGAGTCGAACCTGCGTTCCAAAATCTCGTTTTACGGGCGCCCAAGAGTTTTTGCCGCTTAACATACGTCCGCCATAAAATAAAAAAGGAAAGCCAGTGTTTTACTTAAACTATGACAGCCCCCAAATGCGGGAGATGTCAAGCCGATTTGACGGCAATCTCTGCCTTTTACTCATCAACGGCGTTAGCCTACGAAACCTTTATGGTGGCGAACGCTCGGTTTAGCCGATAAAAGCCGTTGTTGCAATTTAGCGCGCCGCTTGGCACATCCGCCATAAAAAATTAACAAGGATTTTTCTACCCCCGAACTTGTCGCTATCGGGGCTGATTACTCGGGTATGGGTTGTCGTATCCATACGGACGCTTCCCGTAGCTTTAGCTCTACGCGGGCTAGGTGTGGGTCACCTTGGTTTTGATGGGGGAATGTTAATATATTTTACATTAAATTACGCTTAAAATAGTAAAATATTTTTACATTTTTAGTAGTATAATTCACGATAAAAATAAAGGAGCAGGTATGAAAAAGGCCATATCATTACTATTTATGGTTTTATTGAGCGGCTATGCCGATGATAATAAAGATGCTTTTTACGATCTAATGATTAGAAACGATTTTGCCACATTTCTAGAGGGAGGCGATTCTTTTCTTTTTGATGACAAGGAAAAGTTTATCGCCACGACTTCAGACAAGATATTAAAAGAATTTAAAAAGAATGAATTAAAAGCAGCCAAAAAATTTAACGACAAAGACGTTTTTATAATGGGGCAAGTGGGATCTATCCGGCAAACAGCCACGGGCAACGCTCAGATTATATTCGCAACCAACCAACCGATTTTTGAAAGCTTTTCCGCCACGCTTGACAAAAGCGAAACAGATAAGGCAGCCGAACTAGACGATAATAAACCTATAGTTATTGTTTGTAAAAACTTTAGAAAATCGATGATGAATATGCCGATGATGCACGAGTGCGTTATGGCTGATAGTTACCTTGATAAATTAAAAGAAAGCCTGAATAAAGATAATGATTTTTCAGTATTGTATGAGGTGGCTAAAATAGCGACTGATGACTTTAAAGATATTGATCTAAAGACAAAGAAAGGGCAAGAGAAACTATTTAAAGCGCTAAAAAATATTGATAAATTATCAAAAGAGAAGCAAGACAAAATAAAAGAATTAAAGGGAAAGATAAAAGACTAACCGGGATAGGATCGTCGCGCCATACGAGCGAGGGCAGCCAATAATTTAGCTATTGATGACAAAGATTTATTCCCAATTCTCTCAACATAGAAAACGGAGTAGTGTAAGAAATATTATAATACGCACATATGTTGGGTATTTTGATTTTGGTAGAATTTGGCCCAACGAGAGTTTCATTGGTAACTACGATCATGCCGTACGTTAAGGCGGTAGCAATCACCCAAGAGTCCGCGATTTTTGAAAAGTTTTCAATATTTTCGGCGCTAAAGTTATTAGGCAAGACTTTAGTGTAAATATTTGTTAGCATTCGCCCGAAGTTCTCTTGTATTCGCATATCGTGTGCAATTACTTTTATATCGCCGGCGTTGTTTTTAACCCATTCCTTAATTGGATCGTTCTCCGAAGTGCCATTATTTATTTCATCAATAACGCTTTGCGCTACACATACTTCTCCGGCAAGGCTCATTGTTATTAAAAAGTCCCAAAAGCCTGGGCAAAAATCGAGAGGATAGTAATTTTTTGCCGCAGTTATAAAAATATTAGTATCCAATAAATACATTTTATCGCCCTCATTTTAGCAGTTTAAATTCTTTACCGACTTTTTCTACAATATCAAACTTTTTATAATCAAGCAGGATAGCTCCGTTAGTGTAACTCTCTTTGCCATTCAATACGGCTTCTACGACTGCAAAGGAAAAGAGATCGCCGTTTCTGCTTCTAACCATTTTTTGAGGAGGAGCGAATCCGCGAGATTCTTCGGTATTGCCGTCAAGCATTCGCGTGCGCTCAAAATTGTGCTGCTCTTTCGCGTAAAGTTCGCTGTAGGCATCATGCGTAATTAAATCCAAATTTCTTATTCTATTAAGAATTGATAGGGTGCTTACAGAGAAAGTGTTCGCCGCCTCATTTAGCAAATTAGCGGCGTTGTTGTTGCTAAAAAACTGCCTTATTTTTACTTCCGGCATCAATATCCTAGCCGCAATTTCATTGCATTTTAATTCAACCGCAGTTGCATTCTCTATTTCTAAATTAGATATGCCGCTTTGCCCTATCCACAAATGAGCCAACTCGTGCATGAGAGTAAAGACTTGCGCGGCCATGCTATCGTTAGAATTTATGAATACTAGCGGGGCAATGTCATCGTATATAGCGAACCCTCTAAATTCAGATAAGCTAAGACGCTTTTTTGTCGCTCCCAAATTTTTATTTTTCATCACGAGTATATTGAGCTTTTCAGCCTTTTTTATAAAATGCCTTAATACGTCGTCTTTCCTTTTTCCCTTGGCTACTACAACGCCGGCTTCTAGTTTTTCCACAATATCTCTAGCTATTTTATCTACATCGTCATCTTTTGTAAATTGTCCGACTATGCGTTTTACGGCAATATTGTTTTCTATTAGATACTCCTTGAACCACCCTTGTTTATATTTCATATCTTTAATAAGGGTTTTTAACTCTAAAGATAATTCGGGATTGGCAAGATTACCGATAGTCCGCAAATCGGGGATGATCTCTCGCTCTTTAGGCGGTTCTTTAAGCCATAGATACCCGAAAGGAATTTGAAGTTTTTTGGCAATATCCATAGCTTGCTTAAATGTAGGCTTAGCCTCGCCGCTTATCCATTGAGCGGCTCTTTTGTGGATGCTTTCTACGCTGACGCCCGCGCGTTTAATAGCCCACTCTAGCACGCCGGGCGTGATTAGAGCTTCATTACCTGCCATCTTGAATATTCCTTGAAATTTTTGTATTTCAAATTTTAGCAAATTTTAGGTTTTATAAACATTAAGCCTTATTTTATTCCATAATCATTAAAAGTAAGTCCCTTATGGACCTCATAATGTATTTTTCCGCAGACCTTACCTAATATCTCCCAGTCGTAGCCCTCTTTGTGCGGATAAATATCGCCGTATTTTGGATTTAGGCTAATGAGCTTGACATTGTCGCTCGGCAGAAACTCAACCCTTTTTATATACACGATATCACCCATCCGAATGACATAAACCCCTGCTATTCTGACGAAATTACCGCGGTTATTTACCATATCGACGATCGCCCAATCGCTCTCCTCAAAGTCGGGTAGCATACTATCGCCCACTACCTCAAAAACTCTTAAATTCATGGGATTTAGCCCCTTTATGAAGCTTTTATCTACCGCTACCTTTCGTTCCTCTTTATTTAGTAGCTCTAAATCAAACGTGCCCTCGCTGCCCGCGCCCACCCGCATCTCGGATTTTGAGAGAAACACTACGTTTTTAAGGCTATACTCGGCGGGGATCAGATGGGCGTATTTTTCAAAATTGTTTTTCAGCTCTTTTTTGACGATCTGATTTTTTTTCTCGTATTCGTCATCGAAAAAATACAACATATCGACATTGCAAGCGTCCGCAATTTTTTTCAACGTGCTTATAGGGGGATTTATGGCATCGGTTTCATATTGGGTGATAGAGGCCCTATTAACCTCTACTATTTCAGATAATTGAAGTTGGGTTAGTCCCGTTGCTGTTCTCGCCTTTCGAATTCTACCGCCTAAAGTCATTTTATACCCTTTCATGAATGTAAAATTATACTCGATACGATGAAAATAAGTTTTACATAATTAAGCGTTTTCTAATGTAAAAAATATTAACATAGCCCCTATGGAACATCAAAAAATAAAAATAATCGACATTGCGCGAGCAACGAACAAAACCCATCCCGCCGTTAGCTTTTGGTTTAGTGGCTTAACTTCGCCAAGCATAGCTGACATCGAGATCATGGATAAGGGCTTCGGCATACCGGCAAATGCATGGTATGACATCAAATCCTATGTGCTAAAGAATAGCCAAAAATTCGGCTCGCTGAAAATATTACGAAAGGCTAAGAATGGTAGCGCCGAAGTATGACAATAGCAAGGCTTTTAAGCTTTCTAATCAAAACATCGCCGCTATCGTCAAAATCCAAAACGCAAAGGGCTTTAAAAACGATAGCGAGGTTGTGAGGTTTTGCATTGATTTTATGGCGGTTTTGATTGAGCGCGGGCTAGAAACTCAAGCGCTCGCAAAGCTCGTAGAAAGCGTAGCAAACGAAAGATGAGCCCTTATAACTTCTTTTCGCGCATTAGGCACTTATATTCGCCCTTGCATTTACCGCGCTTAAGCAAAGGGCAGTTGATGCGAATGATCTTATCGTTTTTAAAAAGAGTGCTTACAGGTATTTCAAAGCTCTTGCCGTCCTCGCCTTCTAAAAAACAGGCAAATGTTTTTTCAAACCAAACGGGCTTAGCGCCGAAATATTTGTTTATCAAAAATCCGCACGCAAAGCCCGATAAAAATATCAAAGAGGCGGCAAAAAAGATAGACGCGGCCGTAAAGCCGTTATTCATCAAAGCCTTAAGTAAGGCGTCAAAAATTTCAAACATCAAAAATCCTTTGCGGAATTATATCAAAAAGGGGCAAAAATGACAGCCGCAGACATCGCTTTTGCCATCGGCGGAATAATCGCGCTTCGCGTATGGGCTTGGAGAGCAGGACGTGAAGACCAAACGCGAGATTAAGAAGCGCAGACGGAGTTTATAAAATTTAGGACGCGCCGCCATAAAATTACCGCGTTTTGGGATGAATAAATTTAAGGAGAGGGCATGAAAAAATCAAAGATACGGGCAGAGGTGGAAATTTTAAAATTTAAAAACAAGCGGCTTAAAAAGGAGATTAGATCGCTCTATGCGCGCTTGTCCGACCTGCGCACGCAAGTCGATACAAACGCGGAAGATCTTGCCTATTTGATGAGAAAGGCTAATGAGCTGTTTTCTTTGCGTGAGACAAAAGCTCTTTGATCTTAACGATACGCCCTTCCGAGAGGATAAGATCGCTTATGATCTGCTCCGGAAGCTCGTATTTTAAGAAAAGCTCTAAAAGCTTCAAATTATTGGCGAGTTTTAGTTCTAGGCGGATTTCATCCGCAACTTTAAAAAACTCTACGTCATTCATCGTGATGGCTCCTTGTGTTGAAATGCAAATAAATTATATCACAAGGGGCTTTTAGGATGAATAAAAAGGAGAATAAATGAACCTAGAAATTTTTAAAAAAGACAACTTCGAGATCAGGGTTGCGGTAGATGAGAAAAACGAGCCGCTGTTTTGCTTGACGGATATTTGCAGGGCGTTAGAAATTCAAGACGCGAACGGCGTTAAAAATGCGATAGATGCGGAATTCGGCAAAGGGGGCAGATTTAATCTTACCCCCTTAAAAACTGCGGGCGGTATACAAAATTTCATAATGGTAACCGAGCCCGAACTCTATTTTGTGCTGATGAGGAGCGACAAACCGAATGCGAAGCCGTTTAGAATGTGGGTAAATAACGAAATTTTGCCCGCTATCCGCAAGCACGGCGGCTATCTGACCCCCGCAAAGATTGAGGAAGTCTTGAGCGACCCGGACACCATCATAGCCCTAGCCCAAAACCTCAAGACAGAGCGCGCCAAAAGAAAGCAGCTCGAAGCCGAAAAGGCGGCGAATGCGGGATATGTGAGTTTCGCCAAATCGGTTGAGGCTAGCGTCGATAGCATTCTGATCGGAAACTACGCCAAGCTTTTAAGCGACAGCGAGGGGGTATCGATAGGGCAGAATAGACTATTTGACTTCCTGCGCGCTAGCGGCTATCTAATCAGCGGAGGCGCGCGCCACAACGTGCCTTATCAGAAACACATAGAAAACGGCTATTTCGAGGTCACGACGCAGACATTCGCGGGCTCAACTGGCACGCATCAAAAATTCACCACCAAAATCACCGGCAAGGGGCAGATAGCTCTTGCGGGCAAAATAGTCGAATACTTCAAAGGAGAGGGGATATGAGGCACGCATTTAATACGGATCTAGCCGAGAAATACGGCATAGAAAAAGCGCTGATAATAGATTATTTCGCCTATTGGGTAGTTGAAAATATGCGAAATGAAAAAAACTTCCACGAGGGCAGGTATTGGGTTTTTAACTCCGCGAGCGCTTTAAGCGAAAAATTCCATTATATTTCGCGCAGGACGATGAACCAAAAACTTCAAGAGCTGGAGGCGGACGGCATTTTAATCAGCGGAAATTTTAATAAAAATAAATTCGACCGCACGAAGTGGTATAGCTTTAAGGATGAATATGCGTGGCTGCTAGACGAACATCGCAGCTCGGCAGAAATTGCGGCTTCGAGTGGGGATAATCTCCAATCCATTGGAGAAAGTAGCCACTCCATTGGAGAAAATTGCCAATGGAGTGGAGAAAATTGCCACTCTATAAAAATATCAAACACATATACAGACAAAAATTCAAAAAAATTTCAAACTGATAGCTCGCTATCGCTCGCTAACGCGCGCGAGGCGAAAAAGCAGGAAGCTTTTAAAATCCCCTCGTTCATAAATCCCGAAATTTGGAAAGACTTTGAAGCGATGCGGAAGCAGATCAGAAAGCCTATGAGCGAACGGGCTAAAAAGCTCATCGTAGCAAAACTCCAAAGCCTAGGAGAGGACAAGGCAAACGAGATACTGGAGCAAAGTATCGTAAATTGCTGGCAGGACGTATACCCGCTAAAGACGGACAGGAGTAGCGACAAAGAGGACGAATATGCAGATGTGCCGATGTTTGCAAGCGATAATCCGATCCTAAAAAACAACTTCCTAAGCCGCGATATGAGCGTAATCTACGATAAAGCTACGCAAATCGCCATAGAGGACGAGAGGCTGCGGAGTAGCCCAGCACAAATCGAGATGAAGGATCACAGATGAGCTACAAAGAAAAATTCATAAACGAGATTTTGTTCCAGGGCAGAGCTACGCCGATGCAGGTGAAATTTCTAGCCGAGGGCGCGCTTAAAAACATCGCGGATAAAGACCTCGGAGAGTTTGCAAATTTCGCTTTCAGCCTCAAGACGAGGTATGACAACGCCATTCAAACGATCATCAACGCCGCAAACGAATACCAGAGGGAAACTACAATGCGCTTGCTGAAGCGAGGATGCGCGTTTTCGGATATTGCGACGCTAAAAAGCTTCTTGGAGCAATACTTCAAGCGTAAATTGGTAGCGTGCGGCGTGTATCCGTTCACCTGCACGAGTATATCGATGAACGAATACGGCGAGTTTATCAGCGATACCACCAAAAAAGCGATTTCGGCGGCGGAAGAGGTGGAGTTTTTGACGGCGCTTTTGAAAGAACAATACGCAATCGGCGAGTATAGGGGTGAGCTTTTGGCGCACAATATCAAGAATTTTCAGCGCATCGCGGCAGATAGGAGGCGGCAAGCCCCGCAAATAGAAAACAAAAAAACGGCATCGGAATCGGAGGCCGCCGCAAAGGTGATCTCTTGGCTCAGTGAAAAGATAAAGGCGAGGTCGGTATGAGACTATCCAAAGCGGAGTTTGAAAAATTTAAAAACTTTCTAGCCTATGAACACGGGGTGTGTCAAATTTGCGCCAAAGCTCCGAGCGTCGAGGCTCATCACGTGAAATTTGGACGCTATGGAGCGGACAAAGACGATCGCAAGCTGATCGCAGTATGTAGAGTCTGCCATGAGTGGTGCCACGCGCACAAACACGAAAGCATAGAAAAATACGAGAGGTTGGCGGATGAGAATTGGGCGAGTTTCCAAATACAGGGCTAAAAAGACCGCCTACGGGGGCGCGATATACGATAGCGCCAAAGAAGCAAAACGGGCGGCGGAGCTAGAGCTGCTACAAAGAGCGGGCAAGATCAGAAACCTTAAGCGGCAGGTGAAATTCACCCTGCAAGATAAATTTCAATACCGCGGCAAAACTATCAGAGCGATAGAGTATGTGGCGGATTTCGTATATGAAGCGGGCGGGCTCATCATCGAGGACGTCAAAGGCTACCGCACGCCCGAATACAAGATCAAAGCCAAGATGCTGAAAAGGCTGATCGCAAGCGGCAAGATAGACGGGGAATTCAAGGAGAGTTGATTGGATTTAGATATAAACACTCAACATCTTGGCGTTTTTTATGCCGTCTTGGATAAATTTTATCCCGAGTGGGAAAAGAGAGCGGACGACTACTTTTTAACCGAGCTATCTTTTTTAATCCGCGAGGTATTTAAAAGCCCCTACACGGATGAAACGCTAATAAATAACCTAAGGCAAAGCGAAGTAAGAAAATACCAAGCCGAGTTAAGAGCGATACTAAACACGCCAAAAGAGGCTTTAGAGTGGATACTCAAACATAGGATGAGCGAGGATAGGCGCAAGATGTGTGAAACGAAGTATTTAAAAAAGACAGCGACAAAAGATAGAGATTAAATTAAAGGGCGAATAGTGGCAAGATCAATTATAACCGCCGAGCAATGGGCGAGAGCAAAAGAGTATTTCGAAAGCGGGGTTAGCTTATCGGAGATTGAGAATAGGACAAATATCACAAAGGGAGCCATAAGCAAAAAGAGCGTAGCCGAAAAGTGGGTTAAAGGCGGGGCAAAGAAACAGCTAATAGCCCAAGCCGTCGAAGTTAGAACGGCGAAAGAAACGATTTTAAACACCGCTGTTTCTATTGAGGTGCATAATGAGCTAGTAGATGAGGCGACAAAGCACCTAATCTTTTTCAAAAATGCCGCGCTGCGCAATCAAAAAAAGGCGGATGAGATGCTAGAGATGAGCGATACCATTTCAGACATCGAGGCGCACAGCAGGATCACCGCACGCAATAAAGAGACCGTGCTAGGCAAAGAGCCGCAGACGGTTATTAACAATACCAACGCGCAGCAAAACGTAAAGAATGAATTAGACCTATCAAATTTAAGCGACGACGACCTTGAAACACTTGACACAATACTCTCAAAAGCAAATTAAAAATGAGTTATCTAGGCGAAGCTTAATCCGCTTTGTAGCTCAAATTAACCCTAATTATCAAGTGGGTTGGTTTAATACTGCCATAGCTAACGCATTAATGCAATTTTATTATGACGTGATAGATGGCAAACACCCGCGATTAATGATATTTGCGCCGCCTAGAAGCGGTAAAAGCGAGCTATTTAGTAGAGCCTTCCCTGCGTGGGCTTTCGGAAAAAACCCGAATTTGCAAATGATAGCCAGCTCGTATTCATCCGATTTAAGTACGCGTATGAATCGCGACGTACAGCGCATTATGATGAGCGATACATATGCTGATATTTTTCCTGAAACCAAACTCAACTCAAAGCGCGTAGTAACCGCAACGCAAAACGCGCTAAGAAATAGCGAAATATTTGAAATAGTAGGATATGCGGGTGCGTATAGAAGTGCGGGCGTAGGTGGCGGTATTACGGGTATGGGCGCGGATATTTCCATTATCGACGACCCTATCAAGGACGCAGCAGAGGCTAATTCGGCAACGTTTCGAGATAGGGTATGGGACTGGTACGTTACGACACTTTACACGCGCCTTAGCCCTAAAAGCGGGGTATTACTCGGTATGACGCGCTGGCACGAGGACGATTTGGCAGGGCGATTGATAAAAGAGATAGAAAACGGCGGGGACAAATGGCAAATTTTATCTTTTCCCGCTATTGCCGAATGCGACGAGGAACACCGCAAAGAGGGCGAGGTATTACACCCTGAACGTTACGACCTAGAACGCTACTTAAAGATCAAAAATACGATAGGATCTTACGCATGGACAGCACTTTATCAGCAGCACCCTACGACGAAAGGCGGCGAGATAATAAGAGGCGCGTGGTTTAAGAGATTTGATATTTTACCGCGATTTTGCCGCGTGGGCGTCTTTATGGACACGGCGCAAAAGACAGGGGAGCAAAACGATTACAGCGTCTTGCTATTAGCGGGGCTCAGCATTGACGGTGCGGTTTATTTGATTGATCTAGAGCGCGGCAAATGGGATGCGGTAGAGCTTGAAAACACCACCAAGGACTTTTACGCCAAACATAAACCAATTTATGCCGGGCTAATGTTTTATATTGAGGATAAATCAAGCGGCACGGGTCTAATTCAAAAAATAAGACGAGAAAACAATATCCCCGTAAAAGCCGTAACGCCGCAAAAGGATAAATATACTCGAGTTTTAGATGTCGTAGGATACATCGAGAGCGGATACGTAAATTTACCTAGTAGCGGGGCGTGGATTAGCGATTTTGTCGACGAGTGCGAGAAATTTACGGCAACCAATAGCCACCTGCACGACGACCAAGTCGATACGCTTACGATGGCGATTAACGAGTTTAAAAATAAATCAATCGGAATTTGGGGGCATATCACAAGCCGAAAATAACCCGCAAAAACACCCTATACTAAACAAAAAACAAAGGGCTAAAATGGGGCTAAAAATAAATGATAGTTTAGAAAATTTAGTAACCAAAATGGGGCAAATGACCGCAAACAGGGATTATTCGCCCTTAAAGGTTACCAACGTGCAGCTTTTAAACGCCTACGATAACGGCTGGATTGCCAAGCGCTACATCAAAAAGACGATAGGCGATATGTTAAAGATGGGGCGCGAGATTGATTGGGGCGAAATAGACGAGGCGCGAAAAAGTGATTTTTATGCCGCGAATAAACGCTTTGAAACCGACGGCGTTATTAAAGACCTACTATTTAACGTCTTGCTTTACGGCGAGGCAGCTATTTTAGCCGTAACGGACGCGGTTGAGGAGGCATACGGGGCGCCGCTAAGTCCAAACGAAACAATTAAGCAATTTATCGTTTTCGGCAAGGGCGAATTTAAAGCCGTAAGCGCAGAACACAAATTTAACCGCCCGACTATCTACAACGTTAAAGGAGTTAAAACGCATATTAGCCGCCTTTGTATAGTTCAAGGAGGCATTAAGAGCTACGGCGTTAAACAGCGCGAGAGCGTAAGCGACATAGCCACCGCGCTTGATATTATTAAGATGTTTGACGCCATTACGCTAAGCGTGAGCGATCTAATCGAGGAGTGTAAGATCGACGTTTATAAAATGAGCGGCTACAACGAGCAGATAGCGGCTGGCAATGAGGACGAAATTTTAAAACGCTTAAGGTTAATAAATACGGCTAAAAGCTACTCCAACGCAATCGCAATGGACACCGAGGACGAATATCTATCGAAAGAAAATAACCTAGCGGGCGTTGCCGAGCTTTGGGCTAAAAGCTGCATAGTAGTAGCAGGCGCGCTCAACCGCCCCATTAGCATATTATTCGGCGAGGGGGCTGGCGGCTTTAGTAGCGGCGAGGAGGACAACCGCGCGTATTACGAAACTATCAGCGAATTACAAAACACGCTTTTACGCCCCGTTTATGATTTTATCGATCCTTTCCTTTTAGGCGAGAATTTAGAATATGATTTTTATAGCATCGACAGCCTAAACGACAAAGAAAGAGCCGAAATTCTAAACGTTAAAAGCACCGCGTTAGGTAACTTACTAGATAAAGGCGTAATAACCGAAGCCGTGATCTTAAAAGAGTTTAAAGACGAAGGGCTAATTAAAAACATTAGTGAGGACGACATAGCCGAAGCCGAACTATTAACAAAAGAATTAGACGAGCCGGACGATGAAACAGAGCCTATCGGAACTATTTAACAAAAAGCGCAATAAGGAATTTAAACCCGTGCAACCCAGCAAGCGAGCGGAGATTAAATACCGCAACGCCCTTTTAATATTGCTAGCCGCGTTAAAGGGGGCGATTTTAAAGAGACTAAAGGCATTTCTAGGGCTAAATCCGTCTGATGCGCAGATTATAGAACGCACAACCCAAATTTTAGATGAGCTTAGAAAAAGCGACACGCTGAATTATGCAAAGACGCTAAGCCAAGACATAGTTAATGCGGTAAATCAAACCAATAAAAATCGTTTAATTCAAAATATCCAAAAGGGTACAGACGTAGATTTAACGCCGTTTTTAAACGATAAAGCCGTAAGGGATAAATTGGACGAATATATAGCTAAAAACGTGAGCTTGATAACGTCGGTAAAAAACGACTACCTAAACGATGTCGAAAAAGCGATACGCGAAAGCTACCTACAAAACGGCAGGGCTGAAAGCTTAGCCGCGATCATACACAAGCGAACGAACGTAAGCAAAAGTAGAGCGCGGCTAATAGCCCGCGATCAGACATCTAAATTAAACGCCGAATTAGACCAAGAGCGAATGCAGGCACTAGGCGTTAAGCTCTATGTTTGGCAAACTGCCAAAGATGAGCGTGTAAGACATACCCACGCAAATATGCAAGGGCTAACGTGCCGTTTTGATGATGATACGGTGTATAGCAAGGACGGCGGCAAAACGTGGATAAAACGCGAGGCGGACAAGCCGAAATGTAAGCCCGGTATCGAGATACAATGTCGTTGTTTCGCAAAAGCTATTTTAGGGGGCTAAATGGATTTCAAAATAAACAATGACGGCTACATAGTAACTAAGGCAAAAATGGCGAGCATCCGCCCAATGGAATATTTGGGTGAGGAAATAGGACGCACTAGCGGGAAAGTGTATAAAGTTTTTAGGGATGAAAAAGAAGTATTTAACCTAGAAACGATCAAGAGCTTTGAGGGCAAACCTCTAACGCTAACGCACCCGGACGACGACGTAACCGCTAAAAATTGGAAAGACACCGCCATAGGACATATTCAAAACGTACGTCGCGAGGGGGATTTTTTAGTAGGCGATGCATACATTAACGACGAAATAGCGATAAAAATCATAAAAGAACAAGGCATAAAGGAGGTAAGCTGTGGATATGATAGTAAGCTGATCGAACGAGACGGCAAAATTTGGCAAACGAACATTAGGGGCAATCATTTAGCCGTAGTTTCCGAGGGGAGAGCGGGTAAGGATTGTAAATTAGGCGACAACAAAAGGGTAAAAATGAAATTTTTAGACACATTAAAAGGGGCTTTAAATAAAGCCAAAGCCGCTAAGCTTAAAGACGGCGAGGAAGTAAGCAAAGAAAAAGTAGAGGAAGCCAATGCGGCAAATAGCGAGCTGGTGGACCTTTTAGAGCAGGCTTTAAGCGGGGCGGAGGAAGTAAGCAACAAGCTAGATAAAACAACCGCCGAGCTAGAAAAGACAAAAAGTGAGCTAGCTGATGTTAAAGCCAAAAGCGTTAAGGATGGCGACGGTGCGGACGAGAACGCGCAAATTGCCGAGCTTAAGGCTAAGATCGAGGCGCTGGAAAAAGAAAACGCCGAGCTAAAAGCCGAGATCGAGAGGCTAAAGAGCGAAGCGGCGACAACCGAAGCCGTAACGGACGCTAAGGCGAATTTTGGCCACGTAAAACTAAGCGACGCTAAAAATGCGAGGGGTGTTTATGAGGCGGTTATCTTGGATAGTAAGGCTTTCGGCGCCGATGAGCTTAAAAAGCTGAGCGATAGCGAGATCAAAGCTATTTATATGGGTATGCGCGTAAATACTAAAAACAAAGACAACAGCGGCAGCGTGCTAGATAAATTTTATGATAGCAAGCCTGAGAAACTAGATTTAAATAAAAAATTCGGAGGTAAATAATGGGGTACTTAGACAAACGAGCCTTTGCGGGACAAGTAGCAAGAGGCGGAGAGAGCGCAGTCGTAGCGCTAGCTTACGTTAATAACGATACCGAAATTATCCCTTTCGGCGTATTCGTAACTAGCAAAGACGGCGGGGCGGCTAAAGTAAGCAAAGCTACCGATCAAATTCTAGGCGTTAGCCTAAAATTAGGCACAAAGAGCGAGAACAAACCAAGCGAAGTTATGAGCGTCTTATCTTTGCCTTACGGCAGCGAGATTTGGGCGCAAGGCAAAGACGCACACGGGCTAGCCGTAGGCGATACGATCCAAGTCGAAGCGACGGCGGGCGCGGACGCCGGCAAAGTAGCCAAAGCGGCAACGCTAGCATTAACCGCAGCAAAAGATAAATTCTACGTTACCGACGTAGCGGGCGATCTTGTTAAGCTAATGAGAAAGGAATAATATGAAACTAAGAGACGAGGATGTTTTAAGCCAGCTAGCGAATGCGGCGGCAAGCTTTAACGAGGGTTTTAAGGAGCGCGAATATCCAGAAGTACAACTGGCTAATTTCGTGCCAATCACTCAAAAAGGCGATGAGAGCATAGATGCGCTAGATTACGGCGAAATTGAGGGGACGCAGGATTTAGAAAACGGCTTAATTGATGAAAATACTACATCTTTGCAAACTGAGGATCTAAATATCACAGCCAAGAAAGGGTTATACCTTAGCTGGGCTAAATCGGTAATCTATACTAGCGAAGCAGTAGCTAGAGCCAAAAGACTAGATATTGAGCTCGATACCGCCAAGCTTAGAAATCTTGAGCGCGTAGCCCTTTTAACAATGCAAAAGACGGCGCTAGTGGGGCATAGTAAGGTTGGCGCGGTGCAAGGGCTTTTAACTAACGGAGGCGTAAGAGCTAAGGATTTAACGGGAGGGACGGCAATAAGCGCGATGACGGGCGCGGAAGCTAGGGCGTTTTTCTTGTCGTTAATCGAACACGGCTATGAACAAAACGGCGGGTTGTTAATCCCTAATACGATAGCGATCGACAGCAAAGACCTTATGAGCTTAGCCAGTAAATACGACAACTCGATCGGTGCGGTCAATGGCGGTATAAATGCACTAATGGCTATTAAAGAGGCGTTGTCGCAAAGTACGGGCGTTGACGTTAATATCGTCGGTATTCCGCTAGGTTTCGCGCAAGGCTTAGGCGGCGGTAAAGGCAAAAATCGCGCCGTAGTATATACAAAGAGCGAGGACGTCTTAAGCACGGATTGGGCGCTGCAGCCTACTGCGATGCAACCATTCCAAAGAAGTGTATTAAGCTGGGAAATTGCGGTTAAAGCTAAATTTACGGGCACGCTAATCCGTCAGCTCGACAAAGTCGCGTATGTGAATTATAAGGCTTAAAAATGACGAGCGCCGACTTTTTAGCAAAATTCCCCGAGTTTAAAAAGGTAGAATTAGCGCTTATAGAGCTAAGTTTGGACGAGGCTAAGCTGCAAGTCGTTAAAAAAATCTGGGGGCGTTTTTATGAGGTCGGCATCTTATATTTAGCCGCGCACATTTTAGCAATGAAAGGGGCTTTAAGCGCAGACGCAGGAGCCAACCCCCAACCTCTGCGCGAGGTGAGCAGTAAGGCGGTAGGCGCTTTAAGCATAGGCTACGCTAGCGGGAAAACGGGCTTTGAAAGTGAATTCGGCAGCTACTACCTAACTAAATACGGGCAGCGGTTTTTAGAACTTAAAAAGCTAATTTTACCGCATTTCGGGCTAGTGAGATGAGCGGAAAACTAGAAGCCAAAATAGCAGAGCTTAGGGGGCTGGGCGTAGTTGTGGGCGTGACGGCTAAGACTAACGACAGAAGCGGCGAATTTTCAAATGCAGAGCTCGCCGCCGTGCACGAATTCGGAAGCCCCGCGCATAATATCCCCGAACGCTCATTTTTGCGTAAGCCCCTAATAAAAAATGTCGCAGTGGTAGCCAATTTAGCAAAGAATGCGGTAGAAAAATTTATCGCAGGGCAAATCACGGCGGAAGCGGTATTCGGCACGATAGGGGAGGAAGCCAAAGGCATAAGCAAAACGGCGATAACCGAGGGGATAACCCCCGCGCTAAAACCCGCCACAATAAAGCGCAAAAAAAGCTCAAAGCCGCTAATCGACACGGCTCAGCTGCTAAATTCGATTACTTACGAGGTGCGAAAATGATAAACGTCGGCGAATTGATGAGCGACGGCGATTTTTGCCAAGTTATCCAAAAGGGCGGCGAGAGTTTTATGGCGGTGGTGCAGTTTTTGAGTAACGACGAAATGCAAAGACTGCCCGAGGGCGAGCGATACAAAGAGGCAATTAGGATAGATACTAAATTTAACCTAAACTTGCAGGATGTTATCACTTACAAAGGCGTTAATTACCGCATTATCAATATGCAAGACTGGAGCGAGTATGGATACAAAAACTTTGCAGGCGTTAGATTTGACGGGCTTGAGAGTTTTGATAGCCAAGGCTTTGAACGTAAATAAAGACTTAGTGCGCGATAGCTACTCCAAAACGCTAAACGATAAAACGGCATTTTTAACGCTGCATTTGCTAACTAGCACGCAAAAAGGGCGCGAGTATAAATTTTTCAAGGGCGAAAAAGAGGTAATTACTTCAACGCGCGAAGCCGTAGTAAGCCTTAATGCTTACGGCAATAACGCAAATTTCATAATAGAAAAACTAAACTCGCTGTTTTATGCTAGCGAATTTTTAAAAGAGCTTAAAATTTTGGGCTTAGGACTGGTGAGCGTTAGCCCGATTAGGAATTTAAGCTTAGTGGTAGGCGGCGGCGTGGAGGAAAGGGCGAGCATAGATTTAACCCTTAGCTACATTAACCGCGTAGAGGTTTCTCAAAACGAGATTAAAACGGCAAATTTCGGCATAAAGGTGAATAGATGAGTTTAACCATAAAAAGGATAGTAAACGTCCAACTAAATGAGCAAGGGCAAATCGCAAAAAATAGAGATTTTAGCGTAATTGCTATTTTAAGCGATGATTGGTGCGAAGCTTTTGACGATCCAAGTGTGCGCTTCGTAAGCGTAGCAAGCGCGCACGACGCAGCGCTAAATTTCGGAAGCGGCAGCCGCGCAACAAAAGCCGCTAAAGCTATTTTTAGCGTAAGCGGGGTTAAAAAAGCGATAATCGCTAAATGGGTGAAAGTAAACAAAACTACGCAAGCAACGGCAAACGAGCTAAGAGGGTCTGCGCTAAACGTAGGCATAAACAAGATAAAAGCCATAACGGGCGGCAGCTTTAAACTAAACGTAGGCGGAGCGGACAAAACCTACACCGCTTTAGATTTTAGCGCGGCGGTAGATTTTGAGGCAGTGGCTACCAAACTAAGCGCCGCACTAAGCAAAGACGGGTTAAAAGCCGTTTATGACGCAGACGGCAACCGCTTTATAATTAGAGCAACGACTGCGGGCAAAAACGACAGCACAAAGCTGGGCTATTTTGAAAAAGTAGGCAGCGGCGAATTTATCGGCACGCTTTTAAACCTAGTCAGCGGTAAAAGCGATGTTTACGTAGGTAAAGATAGCGTAACTCAAAATAAAGAGAGCCTAAGCGAAGCTCTCGATAAGCTCTTTAACACCACACAAGGCTTTTATGGCGTGTATAGCTCGGCTATCTTAGCAGATGAGGAAGTCGCAGAGCTTAACGAGTGGATCACGTCAGCGCAAAACCCTAGCGTAGCAGGCTATACGATCACGCGCGCGGCACAGCTTGAAAACATAAACACAAATGTAATCAAAAAGATAGCCGATAAAGACAGCGGGCGTTTTTTTGCAACCTACAACAACACGGGCGACGAACACGCGGGCGCGGAGCTTTTAGCCAGAGCGTTAAGCACGAATTGGGAGGGTAGCAACACCGCGCAAACGATGAAGTTTAAAAATCTAAAAACCGCAGGCACCGACGAGACAATCACGCTAAATTTAGCCGAAAAGTGCGGCAAGCTAGGCGTAAACTACTATACCGATTACGACGGCGTAAGTATGATAGCCGAGGGCGTAGTGCTAGGCGGTAAATTTATCGACGAAACCGTAGGGCTTGATGCGTTTAACAACCGCACGCAAATAGCCGTTTTCAATGTGCTTAAGGGCGCTAAAAAAGTGCCGCAAACCGATAAAGGACAAGTGCGACTAACTGCGGCCGTTAAGCAAGTTTGCGAACAATTTGTTAAAAACGGCTTTATTGCACCGGGGCAGTGGCGAGGCGACCCGGTAGGCACGCTAGAAAGCGGCGACTACCTAGATTTAGGCTATTACGTTTACAGCCCAAGCTATACCGAGCAGCTGCAAGCAGACCGCGAGGCTAGAAAATCAGTGCCGATCAGCGTAGCAATTAAGCTAGCCGGCGCGATCCATAGCGTCGATATTTTGATAAATTACAATAGATAAGGGGACGAAAATGGCAAGATACCAACACGATACGATAGTGTTACTTATAAACGGCTACGAGATAACTGCTTACGCCGACGGCAGCGACGCGATAAGCATAGAAAGCGCCGCCGACGCAGGAGCCTATACGATAGGCGCGAGCGGCAGGGGCGTATTTACGGGCAGCTGCAATCAAAGCGGCACGCTCACGCTAAAGCTTCTACAACATAGCGAGGATTGTAAATTTTTACAAGACCTTTACAATCAGCAAAGAAGCGAATTTAAAAGTTTTAGTCCTATGACGATGGAGTTTAAAGACACGCTAAACGGCGATGAATTAAGCGGGCTAAACGGCTTTTTCATTAATGACGGCGGGCTTAAGAGGGGTGACGCGCACAATCCGACTGAGTTTAAAATAGCTTTTGAACGAATTAATAAGCGGCTAGAAAGCGGGGCGGGCAACTAATGCAAACTTACGAGCTAATCATAAATTCAAATAAATACGTTTTGAGAAGCGCAAATTTCTTTGAAACCAAGGCGCAGCTTCAAAATCTTTTAAGCTTAGCTAAAGACGCTATAAAAATGCAGGGCGAGAATGTAGATGTCGATGTCGGGCAAATTATCGCCAATATCGGCAGTCCTGCATTTAACGGGGTGGAGAGCTTTATTCTAAAATACGCTAGCGCGGTCAACGCCGAGGGCGGCGAAATTTTGCTTAAAAATTTAAGTGGGGCCGAGGCGCATTTTAATGCCAATAGGGGCGATTACGCACAGCTGATATTCGAGGGGTTAAAATACCATTTTTTAGACTTCTTACCCGCTGGGGCAAAGTCCTTAACGGGTATAACGGCTTACCTAAACAAGGCGTAAAAGGGGATTTTGAGATAGATTGGATAACATGGCTACCAATTGTTAAAGGCTATGCCACGTTAAACGATCTGCGCACTGTTTATGACTTTGAGGACGGCATCGCAATGCACGAAGTCATAATCGAGCTGATCAAAGAGGAGCTAAGAGCCTCCGAAAAATAGCGGTGGATTACAGCCCGAAACGCCCCCCTAAATTTGCCCTACAATCACATAAAAGGATTAGGCGTGGTTTTAGATGAATTTTTATATAGAATTGGTTTTGATGTCGATAGCGGCAAAATAAGGCAAATCGAGCAAGGGCTAAAAAACATTTCTAATGCCGCCAAGCAAACGGCACAACCGATAAGCCGTGCGGTAAATGAGAGTATGGCTAAAAATGCCGAACTAATAGGGAAACTAGAAAGCGCCCAAGCCGAGGCTAAAGAGTGGTGCGAGGCTACAAAAGAAAAGGTGCAAGAAGCCGCCGCGGAACTTCATAAAATGGCGCAGGCGGAAGAAGAAGTGGGGAAAAATGCTAAACAGGCTGCCAAACAAACTGAAAAGGTAGGCAATAAAAAGCCCGCTAAAGGGCTAAGGCAAGAGCTGGGAGAGCTTAAAAATAGATTTTTTCTGCTCGGAGCGGCTGCTACGGCTATCAGCGGGCTGATAGCCAATTATATACGAGCCCCGCTAGAAAATATACAAAAATTTGCAAAAGAAAAAAATAAGCTTTTTAATATAACAAAAAAAGAGATCAAGCAAGCGCAGGAGTATCAAGATAGACTAAAAGATACAAAAACGGCGTTGCAATCGATAACAACCCAAGTGGCATTAAAATTAATCCCGACAGTCAATCAAAGCTTGGTAGGTTTTACGAATTTCTTAAAAGTCAATAAAGTGCTAGTAGTCGAGGGGTTGGCTAAGGTATTTAAATGGATATTGAAGTTAGGGCAAGTTTTTACCAATAGCCTTAGATTTTTAGACAACCTGGTAAGCAGTACGATAGGATGGAAAGCGGCGCTATTAATTTTAGTGGGCGTTTTCGCCGTAGTTAAAAGAGCGATGATCGCAGCATTTTTAACCAACCCTATCGGCTGGGTTATCTTAGCCATAGGCGCGTTATTACTACTAATCGATGACTTAATGACCTATTTAGACGGCGGAGAAAGTCTATTTGGCGACTACTGGAAGCCGTTTATAGAGTGGGGTAAAAAAGCATTAGATTGGTTTAAGAGCGTTAAGCCGACAATCGATAGAATTTTAAATAATATTAAGTCTATTTTTAGCGGCACGTTTGATGCGATAATAGGAATTTTTAAAATTTTTATAGGCATATTCACCGCGGATTTTGATTTAATAGAACAAGGGTGGGATGAGCTTTGGGGTGGGCTAAAAGCGGTATTTAGCGCCTTTATAGACAACATAAAAATAGCTTTTAATATTTTTATAGAGGGCATAAAAAATCTTTTTAACGTTGCATGGACTTTTATTAGCGTTGGATTTGAAAACCTAGGCAAGACTATAAAAAGGCCTTTTGAGTTGGCGTTTGCGTGGATAAAAGAGAAATATGATGAATATATAGCTCCAATCATAAACGCCGTTAAAGATTTTGATATAGGGCAGACCACTAGCGATATGTGGGAGGGGGCTAAAAACTTTTTAGGCTTCGGGGATGATGCCCCTAAAGCAGCCATAGCCACCCAATACGCCGACAATAATAGAACGGTGCAATATCAAGGAGGAACGGCGACGACTACGATTAACGTAAATACCAATAACCCGCAAATGGCGAACCAAATAATAAACAATAGACAAAAAAACGATCTAGCCTTTACTCACACCAATTTTAAAGGGGGTTATTAATGCTAGAGTTAATAAGCCGAAAGATAGGAACGTTTAAATTAGACGCAACCGAGCAAGAAAACAATAAAAGCACGCTACGCACCACTAAAAACCCGGTAGAAAGCGGGGCAAACGTAGCCGATCACGCCGTGCTAGAGCCTAAGCAAATAACGATTAAGGGCAAAATAGTAGCTTATGAGCCACCTAGCTTTACGCAGTTTGACGAGATTACGCAGGTAATTCGCTTTAATCTACCCTTTATAAAAACCGCTCATCGTTTTACACAAAAAGCTTACAAACTCTATAACAACGTGAAGCATATTAAAAATGAGGCAATGCGGTACGCTAAAATTTTCGGCATAGATAAAAAGGCGCGAGAAATAGCCCCGTTTTTAACGGACGGCAATTCAAATAAAGACGATAGCGTAGCGAAAAACCGCCTACAAAGCCTATATGAAAAGCTTTTGGAAATACAAAAAAGCGGCGAATTTTTAGAGGCTACTACGGGGCTAAGAACCTATAAAAATATGCTAATTACTAGCATTGAAATAACGACTGAAAGCGATTTATATGCCGACGTTACGCTTACATTGGAGGAGGTATTCGTCGTAGAAACAAAAACCGCCGGGGGGCTAAATGTAGGCGGTGGGGCCGCTAAGCGCGGCGTTAATTTGGGCAAGACCGAACCCAAACAAAAGAAAACTAGCGTTTTAAAGGATATATTTTGATTTATGAAATACCGACGATGACCGAGCTAAAACAAACGCAAAATTTCGAGATTTTTGGCTTAGAACTGGAATTAACGCTTAAATTTAATGAGGTAGGTAGCGTTTGGCAATATGACCTAACCGACCTAAACAGCAATAAAATTCTAGCCTTTAATAAGGGGTTAGCGGTTAATGCGCCTAGCCTAATTAATAAGAATTTACCTTTTGTTTTAATGTTAATCGACGTTAGCAAAAGCGGGATTAATTGCGTAGATTATAGCGAGCTAGGCGAGCGACTAAAACTATACGCCGTGGGTAAAGATGATTTTAGGGCAGCAATTAGCGAACCGGCAAAGGATAGGACGTGAGGCAATACGGCAGACGCTACCGCTTAGAGGTGGGTAATGGCACGCAAAGCATAGTAATAGATAATCTAGCCATAAGCTTTAATATTGAAAAAACAATAAGCGAGGAGCCTAACACCAGCAAAATCGAAATTTATAACTTAAATGCCGATAATCGCAACCAAATAGCAAATAAAATTTTTAATCAAGTCAAATTATTCGCAGGATATGACGATCCAAGATTGATTTTTGCAGGGCAGATAACGCAAGCCTATACTATCCGCGACGATTTGGATTTTATCACGCATATTGAAAGCGGCGATGGGCAAGCGGACTATTCTAGGGGGCGCGTTTATACTACGTTAAAGGCAGGCGTTAAAGATAGCGATGTCGTGAATATATGTGTTAAGGCGATGGGTAGCTCAAAGCAAGGCGTAATAGATTTACCGCGCGATAAAGCACTTCCGCGCTGCAAGGTCTTAAGCGGCGATATTAAAGAATATTTAAAGCACGTAGCAAAAAATAACGATGCAAATTGGCATATTTTGGACGGTAATTTAAACATTTTGCCCAAAAATAAGGTGCTAAACAATAGCGAGGGCTTTATTTTAAGCGAGCAAACGGGATTAATCGGTAGCCCTGAAAAAACCGACGACGGATTAAAAATAACCTGCCTATTAAACCCCGTGCTAAATATCGGCGGGCTAATAAGGGTTAAATCGATTTTAAGCGAATACGACGGCGATTATAAGATCACGCAGCTAACTCACAACGGCGATTTTCTAAACGATACTTGGCAAACGGAATTAATCGCAATAAACGGAAAATTTCATAAGGTAAAGAAAAAATGAACGAACCGAATTTAACGCAGGTTTTACATAGCGGGTTTTTAAGCCTTGAAGCGCAAATCCACACCGCGCTGCCCGCAAGGGTGCTTAAATTTAACGCAAGCGATAACACGGTGCAAATCGAGCTAATGGTAAACGAGCTAAAAAGAGATGGCGTAAGCGTGGTTTTACCGCCTCTTGACGATGTACCGGTGCAATTCTTTAGGGGCGGCGATTTCGTTATTACGACGCCTATTAAAGCGGGCGATTTTGGGCTTTGCGTATTTGCTGAGCGGTGTATCGACGGGTGGTTTGCAAGCGCCAGTAAAAGCGAGCCGCTAGATTTTAGGCTGCACGACTATTCAGACGGCTTTTTTTTAACGGGTTTTAGCCCCCGCCCCGCAGCGGTTAAAAACGTGGATTTAGACGGTGTTTGTATGCGGACGCTAGATAAGGGCACTTATATAAAACTCACTAACGGTAAAATCCTAATAAAAGGCGATATAGAGCAGATCGGCGACTACATCCAAACAGGCAATAAGACCCTAAAAGGTAATTTTACACAAGCCGAGGGCGACAGCATAAGCAGCGGTACAATAACGGCAAAAGATATGATCGCTAGCGGCGTAAGCTTGAAAAAACATACGCACGGCGGCGATAGCGGCGGAACGACAACCCCGCCTAATTAAGGGCATAAATGAAAGTAAGGGCGATAGACGATAACGGCGATTGGCTACTAGGGCATAAAGCGGATAGTGCTGCAATAGCCCAAAACGTGAAAACGCAAATTTTAAGCCTTTACAATGACTGGTTTTTGGATTTTGAAAACGGCGTTAGGTGGTTTAATTACTTATCAAAAAATCCTAATACAGACAAAATGAGAGATGAAATAAAAAGGCAAATCTTAAGCGTTGAGGGCGTTAGCAGTTTAGAGATTTTAAATATAAACACAAACGAACGCAAGGCAACGATTGAAGTGCAATATAGGGATATTTACGACGAAAGCCAAAGGTTATACATAAATGCGAGTGAGTGAAAATAGAATAATAATTGATGAACTAGAGACCATAAAAGAGCGTTTAGAAAATGGCTTTAAGGCGATTTACGGCGAAAATTTAGAGCTGGGATCATCAACACCAGACGGGCAAATGATTGGGCTATTTAGCGAGGCGTTGAGCGAAGTTAATCAAGTGCTTACTTTTATCACTCAAATGTTAGACCCTTATTTAGCAACAGGCGAGTGGCTAGACCAACGCGTGGCTTATGCAGGGCTTTTAAGAAAAACAGCGGATTATAGCAGGGCTAGCGGCGTAACGATACATGGAGCTAGTGGAACTATTATCAAAAAAGGCACGATTTTAAAAGACAAAAATAGTAATTTGTGGGTAACGGATTATGAAGTAACACTAGGTGCTGAGGGGTCAAAAGCCGTTAGTATAACCAGCCAAGAAACTGGAGCATTTATCCTAAACGAGCAAGATGAGCTAGAAATGCAAGAGATAATCCTAGGCGTTGATAGAATAGTAGTTACTCAAAACTCAACACTGGGGGCAGACGAGGAAAGCGACGGCGACCTTTTGCTTAGATTTATGCAAAGCCATAGCATCAACAACAACGACGAGCGCCAAGGGCTAGAAAGCTACCTACTTAACCTAAAGGGCGTAAAACAATGCAAGGTTTTAGAAAATTACACTAACCAAACAGACGCCAACGGAGTAGAGCCACATAGCCTAAATGCTATTGTTTTAGGCGGGGATGATAACGCAATAGGCGAAGCGATACTTAAAAAGAAAATAGGCGGCTGCGGAGTGCAAGGGCAAACAAAAGTGGACATTGATTTTTTAGGACAAAAAAGAGAGGTTAAATTTGACCGCCCGACGCAAATCAATCCTAAAATCATTTTACGCCTAAAACGCACTGAGGGCGCGACCGATATTAACACGGGGAAAATTAAAGATTTATTATCGGGGTATATTTTTAACATAGGCGAGGACGTATATATTAGCCGCCTTTATAGCATTATTAACGAAGTTAAGGGCTTTGAAGTCACGCAATTTAGCATTAACGGCGGGCAACATTTGGTCGTAGGCGTGCGTGAGGTCTGCGTGATAAATAAAGCCGATATTGATGTGGCGGTAGCGTAATGGTGGAGCTAATTTGGCAATACCGCAAAAAGCCGCGCGCTAGAGCAACCGCAAGCCTTTTAAACGACGAAGTCTATAAAACCTTTGACGATGCCGTAAAATTAGCCGAAATTTTAAACATCGACGCCGCTAGCGGATATGCATTAGATTTAGTGGGTAGGCACGTAGGTATTAGCAGAGAGCAACAAAATTTAATTTTAAAAGATTTTTTCGCCTTTACGCAAGCTGATAAAAAGCTAGGGTTTAATAAGGGCGAGTTTTACCGCTTAGGCAATTCGTTAAAGGGTAGTTTCTATTTGAACGATTACGACTTTAGGTTTTTAATAAAAGCAAAAATTATAAAAAACTACCAGACGGGCACGCTAGAAAATCTTTATAAATCGCTTGAATTTTTATTGGGGCGCGGGAATTTTATATTTGACAACTATAACATGACCTTAAACGTGGTGTTAAAAAATGCCAAAACTACGCAATTTCTAATTAACTTAATTTTTAAAAACGATCTTTTAACCCGACCCGTAGGCGTGGGGTTAAATGTGATTTTAATAGCGGGCGCAAAAAGCTTTGGATTTAGCCAAAATAAGGAAAACCTAGGCTTCGGCGTCGGTAAATTTGCAAGAATATTAAGGAGGGAATAATGATATATGAAAGACCGAAAAATGAGATTTTCGCTAGCGATGCAAAAACCGGTGAAATAGTAGAATTTCCAAACATTAAACGCGGATGGGGCGTAACTGAAAGCTTAGGCTTTATCCCGCCTATGGAGTATTTCAACGCGGCTTTTAATAGGATAGATAAAGCCTTAGCTTATCAATTGCAACGCGGCGTAAGCGAATGGAGCGCAGAGGAGGAATACCCAGTAGGTGCCATAAGCGTTTTTAATAGTAAACTCTATCAAGCGAAAGCTGCAAATACGAATAAAAAGCCTCCCGATAATAAGGACGTGTGGGACGGCATAGCTAGCGAGGTGTGGAGCGAGCAAACTTTTCTAAAAAAGACTGACGCTGCGGCAGATAGCACAAAACTCGGCGGTCTTGCCGCCGATAAATATGCTCTCAAATCCGAAGCCAGCGACGGGCTAAAGATAGGCTCATATCTGCTTTGGTCTAGCGATAGGACTACCCCGGCAGGATTTCTTCCGGCAGACGGCAGGAGACTTCAAAAATCTGAATATATCGAGCTTTTTGACGTCATCGGCTATACTTATGGCGGAAGCGGCGAGCATTTTAATCTGCCAAAATTCAACGACGGCAAGTTTATCCGCGCTACCGGCGGCAATGCGGCAAGCCTCGGTATATCGCAAGACGATGCTATTAGGAATATCACGGGGTGGTTCAATATTGACTCCAATAATCCGGGGGCGTTCGGAGCATTTAAACTGGGGGGAGATGACGGTAGAACCCAGCATAACGGCGTTGGCGACCCTGTAAAGAGAATACACTTCGATGCCTCTGGAGCAGTACCAACAGCCAACGAAAACCGCCCATATAATATGAGCGTAATCGTGCTAATAAAGGTAAAAAACGTCTTCGAGGTCGCAAATGTGGATAAATCCCCATATGCTACCGAGGTAAAAGCAGGCATCGTAAAACTTAAGAATTCCATCACGGGGAGCTTGAGTGATACGGCGGTATCAGAAAAAGCCATAACCGATTTTATCACTTCTAATTTTGCAAACTCGAAACAAGAGTCTGGCTATACTAAGCTGCCTAACGGATTAATCTTTCAATGGGGAACAGTAGGTGATAGGGAAGGCGGTGATATTAGGGAAATTTACCCTATAGCATTCCCAAATAGGTGCTTAATGTTAGTGTTAGGAAATCTGATAGATGCAGGCGGGGATACTTCTATAGGTATAGGACACTATAGAATGCTAGCTTTTGATCAGGATAAAACAGGGTTTACAGCTAGAGGTCCAAGGTCTTTTAATTCTGGATACCTAGCAATAGGATATTAAGGAGCGAAAGATGAAATACGTAAATTACGACAAAAAGTCAAACGAGATACTGGGATATTATGACGATGCTATACACGAAAATATCCCTACTCCTAACGTAGAAATAAGCGAGGAGCAATGGGCAAAAGCTCTTGATATGGGGGCTACTCATATCGACCCAAAAACACTTGCAACTAGCATAAAAATAGAGGAGCCTCCTATCGAGCAGCTACGCGAAGCAAAGACCGCCGAGCTTGCCGCTTGGACGCATTCAATGGGCGATAGTTGCAAGATTGATTTAAAGAATTTCGGCGTCATCAACGGAGGGTATCGCTATCTCCTAAACGTTGAGGCCATGATAGATACTTTCGATAGTCTTGAAGTAAGGGCGTTTAGGATGTATGATAACTCGATGAAGGCGATAAGCGGCCAAGAGGAACTAAAGCGTATTAAAAAAGCCATTCAACTAGGCGGTCAGAAGCTTCATGTGCTGAAATGGGGCTACGAGCTCAAAATTTCAAAGGCAAAGGATAAAAAAGAGCTAGACGCCATAGTATTCACCGATACGATCGAGGTGGCGCTATGAACCTTAAAATTTACCTTGGAATTATCGCAGCGCTCATTTTTGCTTGCCTTGCTCTGGTGGGGCTAAATCATAGCCTAAAAGGCAAGATTGAACAGCTAAATAAAGACCTAGTGTTCGCCAAAACTCAAGAGCTGATAAGTTCCTCGAATTTGCAGGCTTGCAACGCAAAGATCGATCTACAAAATGAGCGGATAAAAAATATGGAAGTAAAAAATATCAAAGAGGTAGAACAAAAGGTGGTGACTAAATTTGAAAAGATTAAGGAGCCTATCAACGGCGAGTGTCAGAACAAAGTGAAATTTTATGAGGAGCTGATAAATGAAATGGCTCGTTAGTATTTTTGCTTTGTTTTTGATCGGATGCAGCAAGCCCAACATCATAACTAGGACGGAGTATAAAGAAGTTTATACTCCCGTAAAATGTATCAAGGCGATGCCGAAAAAACCGAGCTATGATTTTACGCCCGCAGCAGCAAAGGCGCTAATGCGCTACTACAAGACCTGCGAGGAACTACTAAGGGAGTGCAGCGATGGAAATGATCCTAAGAGCTAAGAAATTTTGGCTTAGCAAAAGAGCAATCATAGAGATCGTTATTTCGATTTTGCTGATGCTTTTATTTACGATGTAAAAGAAGTGAGCAATGGAACTATTAGACAAGGTGGGGTTTTATTTTTGGGTCATTTTGGTGGGCTTTATCGGCGGCATCCTTGATTATATCGACAGCGGCAGCAAGAAAAAGGCTACGAGCGTCATTGTAGGGATTGCAACGTCGATGTTTTTGGGCTGGATAGGCTTTGAGATGGCAAATTTCTTTATAAAAGATACGAGGGCATCGCTCGCAATATGTGGGTTTCTTGCTTGGCGCGGAACCGAATGGATCAAAGAGACGATAGATAAGGCAATCAATAGTAAGCTGAACAGGCACGATGAATATTTTGACAAATTTGAGGAAAGAGGCGACTATGAAGATAAAGATAAATAGATTTAAAAATATCCACGACGGCACGATAGGCAAGCTAACGATCACGGACGACGGGAAAAGGCTTTTTAGCTGCTTTACCCTTGAGCCAGCAGGCGCAGATACTACGCAGAGCGGCAAGGATAGACGCATACCAGCAGGCAGGTATCAAATGCAGTGGCACAATAGCCCGAGTCAGAAGCGAATGTGTCCGCTTCTATACAACGAGCTGGTGCCGAAAGATAGATATATTCTGATCCATCCGGGCAACTTCCCGAAAGATACTGCAGGATGTATCCTCGTAGGCGACGGACACAACGCCGCAGGGGTTACGAACTCGATAAAAACCTATAACTCGTTTTTTAAAATTTGCTCGGGTAAGCACATAGAATTCATAGAGATCACGAATGAGGAGGGAGTATGAGCCTGCTAGAAAACATCAAAGCTCACGAGGGCTTTCGGGATCATATCTACAAAGATAGCCTAGGAAAGGCTACGATAGGATACGGCTTTTTGGTCTCGGCGCTAAGCCCTGACGAGCTAGCACTAAATTGCGGCAAGGCGGAGCCGATGAGTAAAGAAGTAGCAGAAAAAATCCTAAATTTAAAGATTTCCAAACTCAAAAAGCGGGTTTTTCAGTGCCTGCCGTGGCTAGAGAGTAAGCCGCAAAATGTGCAAGACACCCTAATCGAAATGGCATACCAGCTAGGACTTGCGGGGCTTATGGGCTTCCGTCATACTCTAGGCTGCATCGAAGCTGGAGACTACGCACAGGCGGCAAGAAATCTGCGCGCGAGCCTACTGTATCGCCAAACCCCAAAAAGAGTCGAGAATTATATCAAAGGACTAAAAAATGGCTGATTATAAGGAAGCATATAGCGAGCTTTATAAGCGCGTGCTCGGCGACACCATGGCGGCAGATACGCCGTATGATAAATTCGCTGGGAAGATCGATGAGTATTTTGAAAAATACGGAGCGGCGAATGACAAGAAATTTGATATGCTTTGCAACACTCTCGTTTCGATGACGCAGAGCGTAACGACGAGCAGTCAAGAGATCGCCCTGCGACTTCTTAGCGAAAGCGAGGAGCTACCGCTACGAAAACAGCAGCTGGAAGCTCAAGTAAAGATCGCCGACGCGGATGTCAAACTCAAAGAGCGCGAGCTCGATTTGATGGAAAAAAGCTAAATTTGGCAGATCGAGAGGCGGCATTTAACGAAGCTCGCACAGCCCTAATCAAAGAGCAAACCAATAGCGAAAAGAAGCGTGGGCTAGCGATAGATAGAGAGATCAAAAGCTACGATGACAAGCTTAGAATCCAAAAGGCATCTTTGCTTAAAGATAGCGTATTCGGCTATTCCGTAGGCGGGCTTACTCCGCCCGCGGATATGACTACAAAAATGTTTGATGCGATTGACAAGGTCGTGCCGTAATGCCTACCGATGCAGCCGCATTTTTTAAACAGACTTCGTGGAATTTCGTAGAAGACGCTAGAAACGGGATGATATGGAGTGCCGTTTCATATGGTCGCATATATGAATATCTCCACAGACAGCTTGTCCGTAAAGAACGGGTTGGCGTAATATACCTAAACACCAAAAAATGGGGGCGAGTTTATTTTTGTAAAGACGAAACAGAGCAAGTAAAAAGATGGGGGCATGCAGTAAGTGGAGAATGGAAAAAACCCGAGAATGGAGCATACAATATCAATAGCGGCGGCGTGCAGCCATACGCTAGAGACGGGGTTAATAATCTCGGGCTTTCGCAGCTATTTAATAAACAGAATCCTATTGAAACATATAACGGCCCGAGCGAGGGCGAAATAACCGACTATTTTTGGGTAAAGAAAACCAAGGTATCCGATTTTAGCTTTTATTGTAAAAATTTTGGGAGTAAATTCTCTTTTGAGAAATTTAATGCAATTTTAGAAACCTATCGTAAATCCCCTTTTGAACCTTATGGAGTATCGACATATGGAGGGCTCACAATGGCTCAAGATATAGCGATAAAATTAGGGATCACCGAGTTTGAATATGTGAATAATTACTTAATCGATACATCCGATGCGACGGCTTGTATATACATAGGAAGCAATACCCCAAAGGAGGATAAACCGGATTTCGGTTCGATATCTGCCGCGGCATATCCTCTTTTTTACGCAGACAGCGATGTCCCAATAATGGGAGTTCGACGCTGGGTAAAAAATTGGAATAACCTTTATGGCGTCACCTATCATACAAAAAGTAAAAAAGGAGGCTGGTATAAGCAAATAATACCTCCCGTTCTATTTTTTCTTTCTATTTTTCTAATAGCGGTAAGCGTAGGCACTTATGGTCCTGCTGCAGGGGCTACAATAGGAGCAATCGTAGGTAGCGGCGGAACAGTAACTTTAGCAGGCGCTATGGCGACGCTCGCAATCGTAGGCGCAATCGGCGGATTTATCGCTACGTTAGGAATGATAGCAGGCAATAAAGCTCTCAGCAAAATTGGTCGAGTAATGGGGTGGGTCGGCGCGATCGGATCGATCTATACCGCCACAAAAGACTTTTTCTTTCAAACTGCCGCCGCTCAAAACGCTAGCACCGCAACCAATCAGGCCGCTGCAGGAGCAGCAGGCGCCAATCAAACCTGCCAGCTTTACAACGGCGTGAGCGTAAGCTCTTGGGCGGGAGCCGGTAGCTCCGCGGGTCTAGGCTCTGCAGCGACACAAGGGGCGTCTATAGGTGGATTTGCGGCAGCTGGTGCTACTTCGACATCACAATTGTATCTTACGACTGCGTTAAGAGCTCTGTCTATCGGTTCCAAAGCCTTTGCACTCGTGCAGGACATACGCGGCGCTTTTCGCAAGGCGGGCGACACACGGGATACAGATATGCAAGAGCAAAGCGCAGATGAGAAAGTCGTCAGCGTAAATTCCGACGCCGATATGGACGAAGAACACGCAAAAAGGCGCTTTTATGAGCGCGACGTCGAATATGACTTGGGTTTAGAGGGCGGCACGCTAATATCGATCGACGATAGCACTATGAACGAACCTAATAGCGCGATAAAAAATCTACCGACACGGTAAGATTGCCTAAAATTTGTCCCCTACCAATTACTTTTTGCTGATTTTTTGGCTGACTATTATTTTT